AAGACCCTGAGGGAGATTTTCCTGAGGAGTTATTTGAAGATGTTATCAGTGATAGAGTTAATGATGTTAAAAATGATATTGTTGGATTTATGGATGAATGGGGTCTTGAAAAAAATAATTATATTAACAGAAGAGAATTTATTAAAGCTGTTTATGAAGAAGACGGATATGGTACCACATTAAATGGTTATGACGGTAACGCCGAGGATATATATGTCAATAAAAATTTATTTTATGTTATGAGAATTGATTAACTTATATTTTTATATATAATTGTTATATGGGGAGAAGAAAGAAATTGGCGTTTAGGTTAAATCCTGAGTGGATGTTAAAAGAGCCTTTGGATTTTGAATATAACAAATATACTTTGTTAGATTACATCCAAAAATGTGAACAACGATTAGATAAGTTTGAAATTTATCCTGATTTTGTTGAACTATCTCTACATTTAGCGAATTTACACTCACTTTACAAAGAAAATACCCTTTTATTAACCAATAAAAAATTTACTTCATATGATGACGAAATCATGTTAAAGGATTTATATCCCAAAAAACCAAGAGAGTTATCAGTTGAAGAAGAACGTGAGTTAGGGAAAACCATCAAATATTCGAATAATAAATTATTTGATACGTTTAACGTTGCAAAATCTATTTGGAATATTGTTTTTGATAGCGTTGAAATTTCAATTAAAAAGAACAAAGAACATTTAGCCGCTGGTTCAGGATATGTTTTTTATTACAGAAAGTTGGATAATAAAATTTATGTTTGGGAATATGAGATTAAGAAAAAAAGAGGTGTTAAGGATGTGAATCAAACTTATTTAACTAAAATATACGATAATGTTCCTGATAGCACCACATTGGTATCGATAATTGAAAACCACTCCAAATTTAATAAAACCGATTTTTATAAAAATCTTCCAGTGTTTGAGATGGTTTGCAACCAAGACTTTCCAATGGACCAAGCCATTGTTCCAATAATGAAACGAAAAATAATGTCATATATTTTTCAAATTGTTAACATGGTTAAGGTAAAAAACTTTGATTCTAAAATATAATATATTATATTTGTCTCATGGGATTCAATAAACGGATTATTAATTTTGAAAAGAGTTTAATTGCTCTTCAAAATGAAAAATTGAATGAATACTATGGTAAGAGTGATTCTCTTTTTTTTGAAGATACAAAAAGTTTTGAGATTTACGAATTATATATTTCAGGTAAAACCGATGAAGAAATTTTAAAACTAATTAATAAAATAAATGGACGCTAAAGTAACTAAAACACTATTGTCTAAATTAAGACAACCAATTCACATCAACTATATTTCACAATATATTTTGAGAACTTCAGAAGAAGAAACAAGAGAAACAATAAAACAACTTATTGAAGAAGATGTAATCGAAGAATCTATGTTTGCTAAAGATTATTTTCTAATTAAAAGAGTTTAAATGATGACAGAACAAGTTAATCATCCACAACATTACGGAGGTGAAGATAATCTTTATGAAGCCATTAAAGTTATTGAGGCATGGGATTTAGATTTCCATCTTGGTAATACTGTGAAGTATATTTCAAGAGCGGGAAAGAAAGATATAGACAAAGAACTACAAGACCTTAACAAAGCCCTATGGTATCTTCAAAGAAAAATAGAAAATTTAAATAAAAGTAAGATATGTTAGAAACAGGAAAAATATTACAAGGTGATTGTATTGAAATAATGAAAACATTACCATTAGGTTGTGTTGATTTAGTTGTGACATCACCACCATACAATGTTGGGATAGACTATGATAGTCATGATGATAGAATGAGTATGGAAGATTATTGGGGGTTCACAAAACAATGGTTAACCGAAGCTTACAACACATTGAAAGATGATGGTAGAATTGCCGTAAACATTCCATATGAAGTGAATGTACAAGACAGAGGTGGACGAGTATTGTTCATGTCAGAGTTTTGGGCCATCATGAAACAGGTTGGGTTTAAATTCTATGGACTTGTTGACCTTGATGAGAATTCACCACACAGAAGTAAAACCACGGCTTGGGGTTCATGGATGAGTCCATCAAGTCCTTACATCTATAATCCAAAGGAGTGTGTTATCTTGGCTTATAAGAAAGACAGAATTAAGAAAATTAAAGGTGAGCCACAATGGAAGGTTGAGATGGTTGACTTAGAGCAAGAAGATGGTACCGTAAAGACAAAAGCCGTTTATCAAGATGAAGATAAGAAAGAATTCATGTCTTTAGTTTATGGTCAGTGGGAATACTTTGCAGACACAAGACAACAAACTAAGGCAACTTTCTCAATGGATATTCCAATGAAAGCGATTAAGATTTTAACTTATAAGAACGATGTAATTTTAGACCCATTCGCTGGAAGCGGTACTAGTTTGGTTGCTGCAGAAATATTGGGTCGCAGGTGGTTGGGAGTTGAACTAAGTGAAAACTATAGTAAAGTTGCTCACGATAGAGTTCAACATTTTATAGATAAGAATAAACAAATTGAAATGGAATTTAAATAAAAGGGTCTAACAACCCTTTTTTTTGTTTTATGGATATTTATAGTTAAAATAACTTAAATGGCGAATATATTAATAACTGAACGACAATTAACTATGATTACTAAAGAGTCAAGTTCACAAAATTCTCAAGTAATTGTAGAAGCCGAATGGTATAACTTGGTTGGGGATATTTTAGGTATCGCAGACCCTACAGGTGTTATAGATATTGTTAATGGTGTTTCTTATTTTAGTCAAGGAGACCATTTATTTGGTTTATTGAGTTTGATATCGGCAATACCATATGCTGGTGACGTGGCAGCTAAACCTGTAATGGGGGCATTAAAAATGGGAAGTGCGTCAACTAAACAATTAAAAAGTGCATTAAAACTCGCCGAATTAGGTAAAACCGCTGAAGCTAGTACTAGTTTAGCTAAATTGGCTAAAGAACCTGGCGTTGTTGGTAAATTCTTACAAAGTGCTAAAACATGGGCACCAAAAGTATCGTCAAAGGTTGAAAAATTACCTGGTGGTGTGTTAAAAGGATTTAAAACTACAATATTAGATTATTTAAAATTGTTAGAAAATGCTGGAGCTAAAAGTATTAAATTCCAAAAAAATACAGGATTACTTGCCAAAAACTTATCAAAAGTTGCAAAACCAGCAGAAAATATAAAGGCATTACAAAATATGTTAAAAAATGAAAAAATATTTACAGGTTTAACAAAAAAAGGACCAATGTCTAAAATATTTTTAGGTGGTGCACCAAGATTATTTGGTAATAGAGAGATGAGGATTTTAATGAGAAAAACTAAATGGTGGTTGGGATTCTTAGATTATATTGGTATTGGGAATTTTGTTGGACCCAAAGAACTTCAAGGTCAATTAGGTAAAGATGAATTGATAAAAAAAATGAATCAATATAATCGAACTGACGAAGCTCAAAGAAATGCCGAATCTGATTTTCCAAGTAATGTAGACAGTAATAAAAATAGTGGAGGGTTTGCACCAACAGGAGGTATGCTAACACCATCTACAGGAGACCCATTCCAAGGGTTTTTATCTGATATATTTGGAGGTAATTTAAAAAACGCAGCTATGTTAGCGATATAAAAGTAAATAAGAATTTAATATGAAAACAAAAATTATAAAATTAACAGAATCGGATTTAACAAGAATTGTTAAACGTGTTATTAAAGAACAAACAGAGGGATATAATTCCAATAGAGCTATCCAATGTTTTTTAAATAAAAAAGGTATTAAAGATGATACAGGAAAGGCATTGGTAATTGATGGAAGTATTGGTAACTATCCAAAATCTAAATCAGCGCAAGCAATAAGTAATTATCAGGCTAAAATCGGAGTATATCCTGCTGACGGAGTTTGGGGTGAAGATACTATGAATAAGATGCCAAATAAAGATAAAGAAATGTTTAAACAATGTGTTTCTGATTATGGTGATATTTTTGATAAGGGAGCTCATTGGCTTGGAATTGATTAATGAAAAAACTAATAAAAGAAACAGGGATAAGAGATATTTCAGCTTTAAAGAAAAGATATTCTAAAGCTGAAATATATTTCCACCAAGATTTGGATGGAGTAACTACTGCAATTGCAATGAAAAAATACCTTGAAGATAATGGTATTGATGTTGTAGATGCTCACATAATCCAATACGGTGACAAAGAATTTGCGGTTAAAAAGAATGATGCACAGGGAGATGTTATGCCAGTTCTTGTGGATTTTGCTCACGGTAAACCAATGTTTGTAATTCATACGGACCACCACGACAAACAAGTGGGTGTTGAAAAAGGTACTTCAAAACAATTTAGAGGTGCTCGTTCAAACGTAGAAACAATATCTCAAGTGGTATCACCAAAAGATTTGTTTCCATCATCAGACATTTTATTAATTAATACTGTTGATTCCGCAGATTATGCCAAACACGACATTACACCTGATGAGGTGGTTAATTACATTTATCGATTAGATAAAGAAAAACCACTCCAAAAAAACAAAATGTTATTAGGGTTGGTTATTAACAAGTTATTGTTAGCCTTTAAAAATAAACCAGGGTTTTTAGAATCTTTAGTTATGGATTCGGAACCATCTTTAATGTCAATACTAAATAATATTAAAGACTGGATGAAAAGAACAAACTCAGCTAAACCTGAAGAGCTACAGAAAAATGCTGAGGACTATAAAGAAAGAATGAAAGATTATCCAAGATTTAGTGATAATATTATTTTTCAATATGGTGGTGGTAGTATGTTTAAACCTGGTTCTTATGATAGGTATACACCATTTAGGAATAATCCTGATGCGGATTTTCTTATTATGGCTTGGCCGATGGGGTT